ACGACGACCCGCGATTCCCATGAACCCTTTGACTGATCCGCATGGTGCGGCGGGAGATCCGCCGACCGGGAGCCTTCGTGCACCGCATGAAACACGGGCAGTCAACTTTTCCCATACCATGAAAAACCAAACCATACCCGCCTACACTGTCGGTTCCGTGACCTTCATGCCCTACGAGAAATTCGGCATCCGCGTGCAACCCGCGCCCACGGCGCCCGATCTGGCCAAGCTCTACGACCGCGCTGCCAAGCAGATCGAAAAGCTCGTCTATGCGCTCAAGCTCTGCGCCCCGCTGACCAAGCGGGCCCAGCAGGCCCGCAGCGAGGCCTTCGATGCCGTGATGGAGGACATGAAATCATGAGCCAACCCGTCCGCATTCCCGATCGCTTTGCTGATGTGCCGCCGCGCCGCGTCCGGCGCCTAACGAAGAACGCCATGCTTGGCCGCCCGGATCGCCGCAACGACAGCGGCACCGCAGCGACCAACTTCCGCGGCCGCGCCAAGGCCAAGCGCGTGCACCTGCGCAAACTTCAACGCCAAGCCCGGAGGAGCCAACGATGCCACGCATGATCACCGCCACCGCCCTTTGCCTGGCCTACGCCGGATGCGCGGCGACGACATGGCGCACGACGGCGCCGTGGAATTTCCCGCCGCAGCACGAGTGGAATGCACCTCTCGAGACATCGTGGATCAACCTGGTCGATACCTACCGCCGGCTCACCGCGCCGAAAGGCAAGGTCTACGACCCGATCATGCGCAACTACCAGCCGGATCTTGGCAGCCCCTCTTTATGAAATCTGACACCACCACACCCGTCTCCCTATGGTCCGGCGAAGCCGAGACGGCGCTGATTGGCGCGATCATGAATGGCGGCCAGCCGGCGATCGACGCCGCGGCCGATCTGGTCCGCGAAGAATGGTTCTTTGCCCCGATGCACCGCGCCGCCTGGCAGGTGCTGCATGGCATGTATATCAAGCGCCAGCCGGTCGATTTGTTCACCTTCACCGAAGCCTTCCGGCAGAGTGGAGAGCTGGAAAAAATAGAAGGCGGGGCCGGATGGGTCACGGCCACCTTTGCCGCGTCGCCAGGCGGGCTCGGTATGTTGCAGCATTGGGCCGAGGTGGTCCGCGATTACTGGCGCCGACGCGAGATCGTGCGAGTCGCCACCGACCTGCTGATCGACGCCAAAGACTTCACCAAGCCGGCCGAAGACGTCATCGACCTGGGCGAGAAGAGCCTGCTCGATCTGCGCCTCGAGACTAAGCAGACCGGCCTCATTCACTGCGCGGATGCGGTCAATGCCGCGGCCGCCCGCATCGAGATGGCGCACAAGAAGCGGGGCGGCGTGATCGGCATTGCCACCGGCTTCACCGATCTCGACCGCATGACCGGCGGGCTCAAGCCCGGCCAGCTCGTCATCATTGCCGCCCGGCCGAGCATGGGTAAGAGCGCCTTTGCGACGAACATTGCCGAGACGGCTTGCCTCCAGAACGAGACGCCCACCGCATTGTTCAGCCTGGAAATGACCGGCGAAGAGCTTATGGAGCGCGTCCTTTGCACGCAATCCGGCGTCAAACTCCAGCGCGTGCGCGACGGCTTTATGTCAAAGGACGAGATGAAGAAGCTCGGCGAGAAGGTCGGAGAAGTGCAGGCCTCGCCGCTTTACCTGGACGAGACGCCCTCGCTGACCATCGCCGCCTTCCGCGCCCGGGCACGCCGGGCAGTGGCAAAGCACGGCGTGAAACTCCTCATCGTCGATTACCTGCAACTCATGCGCGGCTCGACCAAACGAGCCCAGCAGGACCGGCGCCTGGAGATCGACGAGATCAGCTCCGGGCTCAAGGCCACGGCAAAAGAACTCGGCGTGCCGGTCATCGCTTTGAGCCAACTCAACCGCGACGCCGAAGAGCGCGCCGAGCCCAAGCTCAGCCACCTCCGCGAGTCCGGTTCGATCGAGCAGGATGCCGATATTGTCGCCTTGCTGCATCGTCCCGAGCGGGTAACGCACAAGGAAGAAGACAAAGGCAAGGCTGTGCTCATCCTGGCTAAGCAGCGTAACGGCCCGGTCGGCCGCATCGAGCTGCAATTCGACGGCGAGATCACCCGGTTCAAGAACGGCACCGGCAAACTTTACTCCAACCGCGCCGACGAGCGCCAGGGAGCCAACAAGTCGTATCAAAACACCGACGGAGAATAACCATGAGCCACCAAGAAAAAATCAAACGCATGAACGCCCAGATCAACACCCCCGACACCTGGGCGCAACGCTGGCAGATCGAGCGCGAGCACAACGAGCGGCTGGGCGGCGAGGCGGCAAAAGTCCGCGCCAGCGTCCTCGAGTATAAGTCCCGCGCCATGCAGCGCTACACCAACAACCAACAATACGCGGCCGAAGCCCGCACCGCCGGCGACACCCGCCGGTCGGACGTCTACGAACGCATGTGCGTCGTCCAGTCCGGCATGGTCCGCGCCCTCGACGACGTCCTCGAGCTCATGGATGCAGCCTCCCGCGAACCATGACCCCTCTGAAATCTCAAATCTAAAATCTCCAATGAAAACCCTAATCCTCACCTGCACCCGGCGATCCGCCTTCGTCAGCGGCTACGTCGACGGCTTGCTCACCTGCGCTGCCTCGCCGCATTTCGCCGGGTGGATGCATGCCGACCACGAGAGCGACATCGCACGCGGCCGCAGCAACCTCCTGACCCAAGCCCTGCGCACCAAGTTCGACTCCTTCCTTTGGGTCGACGACGACATCGCCTTTACCCAGGCGCAATTCGACGCCATCTGCACGATCCCCGCGGACTGCGTCGGCGGCGTCTACCCCAAGCGCCAGCCCACCCCTACACCACCGGCATCCAATTTCCAATATGAGCTACACACCAAAACCAAAACCCAAGCCGCCCACCGCGGCGCAATACAAACGACTCCAGCGCGAAGCGTCCGACTGGCGCGAATGCGCATGGATGCTTTTAGGGCAACTCATGGGCACTGGCGCCGGCACCCGCAAAAGCGGGGCATCCACCCATTACGACTATCTCACGCGCACTACCAGCGTCCCGTGGCCCAAATGCCACCCGCACGGCTACAAACCCAAACCTCTGCCAACTGCCAACTGACCACTGCCAACTCTACTCTTATGTCATACCAACCAAAACCGAACACCTGGACATTGTTCCAGAACACCAAAAAGAATAACGAAATGCAGCCCGACTACACGGGCAGCGCCTTGTTAGAACTGCCCGACGGCACGACCAAGGAATACCGCTTGAGCGCATGGAAGCGCGTGAGCAAGACCGAAGTCAAATTCATCGGCGGCTTCATCAAGCCCAAAGAAGACCAGGAGCCCAAGCTGCTCGACGACGCGCCCGGGGCAGGGGACGAGAACCCCTGGTAATCTCATGAACAGCTTTACCGGCCCCATCCCGCGGCACCGATACATCTGGGTCGACAGCGCGTTCACCCACCGCGAACCGTGCGGCTTCATTCCTGCCGTGTGGTTTGCCCTGGCCAGCTGGCCCGGCCGCGCCTGGGGATGCACCGTTGTCCTGGAGTGTGGCGCCTGCTACCGCAATCTGCCACCGCATGCCTTCGCCTTCCGCCCCGATCCAGAGCCCGAATGGACGATCGAAGACGCGCAGCGCTGGGACTGCTACGGTTGGAAGTGGTCCGCCAACGCCTACCCCTATCTCGAGAGCCAGCGCGTCATAGCTCGCCACCGCGGCGCTTTCGAGGCCCCCGGCGACTACCTGTTTAGCGTGGCGCCGGCGGATGACGGTTTTAGCGCCGAGCCCGGGCAGAACAAAGAATTCACCTTCATCGCCCTGGACAACGGCCGCTTGACCATCTAGCCCACCGACTACGTCCTCTTCGCCGACCAAAGTTTCACCACCCCGCAATGGCCCAGCGGCATCAAGCGCCAATGCGACGTTTATAGCTGCGAATGAGCGACACGCCCGAGACCGACGCTCAGCTCACGACCTTCACGTCGATCAGCAAGCTCAAGAAGCCGTTTGTAAATAGGACCGGCACCGTCAGCGCCGCCTTCGCCCGCAAGCTGGAGCGCGAGCGCAACCACTGGAAAGAAAAATTCGAACTCGCCACTGGTCACTCGTCACTCGCCACTCCCACATGATTTTCACCGACCACAAAGTCCACAAACCCCCGGAGCTCCTCGGCAAAGATGCCGCGGGGAATATCCTGGCGCGGTTTCCGGATGGCGTGCGGCGGCTCAGCACGGATCAGTTTGCCGAATTCCACCGGCGCTTCGAAGAGCGTATCGCCCTCGAGGAGCAAGACCCGTTTCGCTACGGCTACGTCATTCCGATCTGGTCGACGGCCGACCGGCAATTCGCCGAGCTGCGCGAGCAATTCCCCAAAGGCGTCACCGAGCTGCTCATCCTCGGCGGCAACCGCGCCTCGAAGTCCCGCTATCTCGCCCGCCGCGCCGTCGAAATCATGGTCAACACCCCCGGCGCCAAAGTCTGGTGCCTGCAATCGACCGAAGCCGCCAGCATCCAAAACCAGCAGCCCTACATCTGGGAATACCTGCCGGCCGAATGGAAACCCGCCGCCTCCGGCAAGATGCGCAAAGGCGTCGTCACCAATATCACCTACAGCCAGAAAGGCGGCTTTACCGAAAATTCCTTCGTCCTCCCGAACGGCAGCCAGTGCTGGTTCAAATTTTACAGCATGGACGTGAAGGCCATAGAAGGTGCCGAGTTGAACTACTGCTGGGCGGACGAATTGGTCGAGCCGCAGTGGATCGAAGCCCTGCGCTTTCGTCTCATCACCCGCAACGGCGAGCTGGCCGTCGGCTTCACGCCGATCCTCGGCTACACCGACACCGTCGCCGAATACCTGGCCGGCGCCATCACCCTCGAGGATACAGAAGCGCCGCTCATCCTGGACATGAAAGGCAATCCGATCCGCGTCCCCCGCGTCCAGCAATGCAGCAAGCCCACCGCCCGGATCTGCTACTTCCACACGTCCGACAATCCCTTTGGCAACTACGAAGCGATGAAGACCGAGCTGCTCAAGTCGCCCAAAGACCGCATCCTTATGCGCGCCTACGGCGTGCCGACGAAAAAGCAGGCCAACATGTTCGCCAAGTTCAATACGAACGTCCACGTCATCCCGCCCGACCGCGTGCCCAAGGACGGCGTGAACTACCACGTCGTCGACCCGTGCAGCGGCAGGAATTGGTTCATGATCTGGGCCCGCTTCGACAACGCCGGCCGGTGTTTCGTCTATGACGAATGGCCGAGCCAGGTCCGCGAAGTCCCTGGCGTCGGCCTCCCCGGGCCCTGGGCCGTGGCCGGCGGCAACAACCCCGACGGCGTCGCCGGCGACGCGCAACGTTCCTTTGGTTTCGGCCTCAGTCATTACAAGCTCGAGATCGAACACCTCGAGGCCGCGCATGGCCGCGCCGTCGGCCTCACCGAACCGATCACCGTCTTCGAGCGCCTCATGGACAGCCGCTACGGCAACAGTGCCACCGTGGCCCGCGAAGCGCCGACCACGCTCATCGAGGAATGCGCCGACATCGGACTGCATTTCACCGCGGCGCCCGGCGACGGCATTGCCGAAGGCGTGACCATGATCATCAACTGGCTCAGCTACAACGACGACGAAGAGATCAGCGCCCTCAACCAGCCCAGCCTCTACGTCACGAGCAACTGCAAGAACATGATCTTCGCGCTAAGCCAATACACCGGCACCGGCGCGACCAAAACCGCCGGCACAAAAGATGCGATCGACGTCCTCAGATACCTCGTGCTCAGCGGCGCCAGCTACGTCGACACCAAAGACCTCGAGGTCAAACCCGCCGGCTCTTATTGAACGCAGAATGAAAGACAAAAGCGAACATTTGTGGGACTACCTCACGCGCAAGAATCCGCGATTGTTGCAAGATCCGCATTTCACGACAGTGAGCGTGCGCAGATTTTTCAATCACGTCTACAGCGCCGGGTTCGACGCTGGTTACACCGCCGCCAAAGAACATTCCGCCATTAATACTGGTGACAGCATTTGGCAAACCATTTTCCGCCCCAACTGAAAACAGCCAACTGCCAACTCCTAATCCATGAACAAACAACTCCTCAAGCGTGCCGACGTTCTTGAGTGGACCGGCCTTTCGCCCGACCAATATCGCAAGATGGTGGATGCGAAAGTCCTCCGACCCATCCGGATCAAAGGCTACAAAATAAAATGGTTTCGCCGCCGCGATGTGGCTGAAGCCCTGCAACTGGAAACAAAACCATGACC